ATAACATAAATGGCAGTTCTTCAAACATTATATCCAACTAGTGATGTTGACGACGGAATTTGGACTCCTAATGGTGGCAGCACCTTATATTCTAGGTTGGATGAATCCGGTGGACATGATAGTGATACAACATATGTTCGTTTATATATTGATAGTCCTGACAGCACTATTTCGGATACGTTTGAAGTTCATATAACAAATCCTACGGTATGGCATCCTGAAGCATTAAAGGTTCGTGAATCATCGGCTTGGGTTGACCCAATTGCTTTAAGTGTTCGTGATAGTGAGGCTTGGAACGTAGTTCGATCTTTAAGTGTTCGTGATAGTGAGGCTTGGACTACAATAGTGCCAGAGGTTGCGGTCAAAACTACAGCAAGGCAAACTGCTAACGATTTTTCTACGTTTAATGGAACTGTATATTTAATACACAATACTACTGTAATTCAATCAACTACCTTAGACGTATCTAGCACAAGTTATGTTGAAACATCATTGACAGTTCCCGCAAGCTCTTTGATAGATATAACACCAAACGATCTTCGAGTCCGAATATATGGGTCAGTAAATTTACATGTGGCCGATCTTCCCGCCGCTATTAGAGTAACACAAATTAAAGTGGAATTAAATGATTAAAGGAGATAAAAATGGAAACAAGAAAAAAACTAACAGAAGTTCAAGCAAATGCAATACTGAATAGTCAAGCCCGGTTCAATGAAGCTGTAAAGGTTTTCAATGAAGCAAAGGAAAATTTAGATAACATTCGTTTGATAGTTTTCGATGCACAACAAATACCATTGGACGCAGAGGTTAAGATGGATACGAACACACAAGAATTGGTTTATGAATCTAATGAAGAATAAATTTTTGAAGTGGCTGGATAAAGCCTCCATTAGAATTATTACATTGTCAAGCTTTAAAGGTAAGAACAATTATGATACTATTTATAAGAGGAATTATGAAAAATAAGTTTTTAAAATGGATAGAAGTTGCTCCCACGACAAATCTTAGAATTTTATCAACATTGGTCTTAGCAGTGGGAACAGCAATACGTTACTGGATAGCATCGGGTGCCACTGACACTTGGGAACCAAGTTGGGAATGGTTAACGTTTTTAGCAGCTATGGCGGGAATAGATGTTGTTCAACATTATAATAAACGAAAAACATCATGGCGACCGGGGGTCATTCAAAAGGATGAAATAACGGTTGATGAATAAATCAAACTTGGAGAATTTTATGGGTGACGGTGGAACAAATGGGGATTGGAAATTAAATAAGAAATGGGTTGAAAAATCTATTGATGGATTAGATGACGATATAAAACAATTGGAAAAGAAGTGGAATACAGCATGTCATCAAACGTGTAATAAAATAGAAGATAGAATGGATAAACTGGATCAGGAATGGGATATTAGACTTTTACGAACGGAAGTTAAAATTGATAAACTCAGTGACGTAGTTACTAATCGTTTAACTGAAGTTGAAAAGGTTCAGGCATCTAACATTGCTATTATGAAAGAACGAGCACGTATGTGGGGAATGCAAGGTGGAGCAATTCCAGCAAGTCTTGCTATTATAGTATTTGTTATTGGTACATTACTTAAGATGTTAGGGTAGAACAAAATATAGGAGATAAATATGGAACCGGAGAAATATACAGTATAATGGTTACTAAAGAATTTACCCCAACTATTCAACAAGCACAGGTTTTACAATCAAATAAACGATTTAGAGTTTGTGTTGCTGGAAGGCGAGGGGGGAAGACATACCTTTCCATTCTCGAATTGATGAAGGCGGCGATTAATACACCGAATCAAGAAGTGTGGTATGTGGCATCAACATACGGACAGGCTAAATCTATTGCTTGGAAGACGTTGAAAAACCTTCTACCTAAATCGTATATTAGTGGCAAACCCAATGAGACGGATTTGTTTATCACCCTCACCAATGGGTCCACAATTACATTGAAGGGGTGTGATAACCCTGAGACATTACGGGGAGTAGGATTGAATTTTCTAGTTTGTGATGAGGCTTGTATTTGGGGCAACGGACATCAAACATTTAATGAAATTCTTCGCCCAATGACATCCGATACAGAAGCGCCTGTTTTATTCATCAGCAGTCCAGCAGGGTATGATTGGATTTACGATTTATATCTTCGTGGTGATGACCCTGATTTTGAAGAATGGGAATCATTCACTTGGACATCAGCAGAAGGTGGTCAGGTTTCTCTGAAAGAAGTTGAATTAGCAC